TATCTGTTGGTGACCGAGTACTGGTTAAAGACCAATCTACTGCTTCACAGAATGGTATCTATCTGTGCGCCTCTAGTACATGGACTAGAACAACTGATGCAAACACATGGGATGAGTTGGTTGCTGCGTTTACCTTTATCGAAAAAGGTACGACACAAGCCAACAATGGTTACATCTCAACGATTACTGCTGGTGGCACTTTAGGCACTACATCAGTTACCTTTGCTCAATTCTCTGGTGCAGGTCAGATTACTGCTGGCGCAGGTTTGACAAAGAGTGGTAACACCATTGAGGTTGGCACAGCGTCTTCTAGCCGTATTGTTGTCAATTCGGACAACATTGATTTGGCGACTTCTGGCGTAACAGCAGGAACATATAAGTCTGTAACAACCGATGTTTATGGACGCATTACAGCAGGTACTAATCCAACTACTTTGAGTGGTTTTGGAATTACAGATACTTACACATCTGCTCAGATTGATACGCTGTTTGGCTCGACAACATCTGCTGCGACAAGTGCTGCTGCTGCTGCGACTTCAGCCTCTAACGCTTCAACAAGTGCATCAAGTGCATCTACAAGCGCAGGAAATGCCTCTACAAGCGCAACTGCTGCTGCTGCTAGTGCTACGGCTGCTGCCTCTACTTATGACCAGTTTGATGACAGATATTTAGGTTCTAAGTCAACTGCACCTACTGTTGACAATGATGGCAATGCCCTGTTGACTGGTGCTTTGTACTGGAATACATCCACTAACAACTTGTTCGTTTGGTCTGGTTCAACATGGACTAATGCTGCATTTACTGCTGGTGGGTTCTTGGTTAACACTAATAACTTGTCAGATGTATCTAGTGCTTCTACTGCTCGTACTAACTTGGGCTTGGGTACTGCTGCGACTATGACAGGGCCAAGCGGAACTATTGTAGGCACTACAGACACTCAGACCCTGACCAACAAAACCATTGAAGCTGGTACATTCACTAACGGCTACACAGAAGAAACTGTAACTGCTAACACTTCTACAGCTTATACAGTTGACTTGGCTAATGGTTCATTGCAGATTCTGACATTGACTGGTAACTGTACATTTACATTCCCAACGCCTGTTGCTGGCAAATCATTCATTATGATTCTGAAGCAAGACGGCACAGGCTCTAGGACTGTTACTTGGCCATCATCTGTCAAATGGCCCGCAAGTACAGCCCCTACGATTACATCTACTGCTTCTAAGGCTGATAAATACATCTTTACAGCAATTGATTCTTCCTATTGGCTAGGAAGTACTGGCGGACTTAACTATCTGTAATCATGCCTAAAACACATCAAATGTCAAAGACACCGACTCATAATACTTGGGTTGCCATGCGCAAACGGTGTAATAACGAAAAAAATAGCGACTACTATTTATATGGTGGCCGTGGAATAAAAGTTTGCAGTAGATGGGAAAGTTTTGAAAATTTTTATTTAGATATGGGTGAGCGTCCTGAAGGTATGACTCTTGACCGTATTGATTCAAATAAAGATTATTCACCTGAAAATTGCAGATGGGCAACAAATATTGAACAAGCAAGAAACAAAAGAAATGTTCGTTTGGTTACATTTAATGGGTTAACAAAATCTTTACATGATTTTTGTGATGAACTTAAATTAAATTACCACACAATAAATACAAGATTAGTTCAGCAAAAATGGACAGTTGAGAGAGCCTTGTCAACACCAACAGGAAAGTTTAGCAATGTTTTCAAGTAATACTTCTCAGGTAAGTAACGATGCTGTATTCGTGGAAGACGTTTTCAGTAATTTTTTGTACACAGGCAACAGCTCTACACAGACCATCAACAACGGAATTGATTTGTCTGGTAAGGGTGGTTTGGTCTGGAGGCAAGGAAGGTCTGCCGCTACAGGTGGAATGTTGATTGATACCGCAAGAGGAATAGGTAGTTATCTAATTTCCTATTCTACGGATGCGGCACAGACAGGTTCTAACTGGATAGATTCGTTTAATTCAAACGGCTTCACCATGAACAGTAGTTCGTTTAATGGTGGTGCTACCTACGCCTCATGGACATTCCGCAAGCAGAAAAAGTTTTTTGATGTTGTGACATATACGGGTACAGGTTCTGCCACAACAATTGCCCACAACCTTGGCTCTGTACCAGGTTGCATCATCGTTAAACAAACTAGCGCAAGTGGCAATTATTGGACTGTGTATCACACATCTTTAGGAAATACACAGCGCATTTTCTTAAATACTAATGACCCATCTGAAACTGCATCTAGTTGGAACAACACAACTCCAACTAGCACAGTTTTTTCTGTTGGAACAAGTGCCGCAGTTAATGGCTCTGGCAGTACTTATGTTGCTTACCTATTCGCCCACAACGCAGGAGGCTTTGGTCTGACTGGTACAGACAATGTGATTTCGTGTGGGTCTTATACAGGTACTGGCGCTACGGGCAACAACGTGACGCTTGGGTACGAGCCTCAGTGGTTAATGATTAAAGCCGCTGAACGAGCACAAGACTGGTTTATGTTTGACACGATGCGTGGTATGACAACCACAGGTGGCACTGAGGAATATCTGTTGGCAAATACTGCTGATGCAGCAGGTAGCGGTGCATTTGGAATTAACCCAACTGCAACAGGCTTTGGCGTTAACACCGCAGGAACATCATTCAATGCAAGCGGAGAGAAGTACATCTACATAGCCATTCGTAGAGGCCCGATGAAAGTGCCTACGGATGCGACTAAGGTGTACCAAGCCAATACATATACTGGCAACGCCACAGCAAATACAACTGTTGCGGGTAATTTTGGTTTTCCTGTTGATTTGCTTTCTTTATCTAATAGAAGCGCAAACGCTACTAATTGGTCAACTTATGGTCATTACATGATTGACAGGCTTAGAGGGCAAGACAAAACAAGTGGAACTGCAAATACAAGCGCAGAATCAGCTGGGTGGCAGACTTACAATGCTTTTGATGTGCAAAATAGTATTGGTTGGGGGCTTTATGGAGCCGATTCAAATACAGGCTACATGAATAACTCTGGTAGCACATTTATAGCCAGAGGTTTTCAACGCGCCCCTAGCTTCTTTGATGAGGTTTGCTATACAGGGACGGGAAGTGCAAGGACTGTAACGCACAACTTGGGTGTTGCGCCTGAGTTAATTATTGTTAAAGGTAGAAACACATCATACGGATGGCCTGTATATGTAGCCCCTGTTGGCAATACTTCTGCAATGCAATTACAAGGTGTCTCAACACCTGTCGTTTCTGATTATTGGAATAACACAACCCCCACTGCTTCTGTGTTTTCATTGGGTACTGCTGTTAATGCAAATGAGTCAACAAAAACTTATGTGGCTTATTTGTTTGCCACTTGTGCAGGGGTTTCAAAGGTGGGAAGTTACACAGGAACAGGAACTACAAAGCAAATTGATTGTGGTTTTACAGCGGGTAGCCGTTTTGTGATGATTAAACGCACAGACGATGATGCTGGCTGGTATGTATGGGATTCAGCACGAGGAATTGTGTCTGGTAATGACCCTTACTTGCTATTGAACAGCACAGCCGCTGAAGTAACTAACACCGACTATGTTGACACATACAGCGCAGGGTTTGAACTAAGCTCAACTGCGCCAGCCGCCATCAATGCAAGTGGTGGAACATTCATCTTTTTAGCAATTGCTTGAGGTAATTAAAATGCAAGTACGAATCAGAGAAACTGGACAAGTAATGTACGAAGGTGAATTTCGTGCATTATTCCCAAACACTTCAATGCCACAACAACTGTCAGAGGAACTGTTAAACAGTTTCGGTGCTGACGTAGTCTTTGAAGGCCCACAAGCCACAGGTGGTACTGTTTACCAATACTCACAGCGTAGTGGTGTTGAGCAAGTAGATGGTAAGTGGTACACAAAGTACATCTTAGGCCCTGTCTTTATTGACCAAGTGGTAGATGGTGTAACTACTACTGCTGCTGAACAAGAGGACGCTTATAAGGCTCAGAAGGATGCTGAACAGGCTAAATCTGTTCGTCAAACTCGTGATGCTAAGTTAGCTGAGTGTGATTGGACACAAGTAGCAGATGCACCTGTTGATAAGACAGTATGGGCTACATATCGTCAAGCCTTGCGTGACATTACAGCGCAGGAGAGCTTTCCTTGGACTATCACTTGGCCTGATGCACCATGAACGAAGTAAGCCACGAGCAAATATACGAGCGTCTAGTTGCTGTTGAAAGCAAGGTTGACCGCATTGATAACAACACAAAAGGTCTTGTAGAAGCCATTGATGCTGCCCAAGGAGCTATTAAAGTTCTTGGGTGGATTGCTTCTATTGCCCAACCGATTCTATGGATTGGTGGCGTTATCGTTGCTGCTGGTGCTGTGTGGCAGACATGGATTAAAAAGTGAAGGATTGGCTGTTAGCTTTTACTAGCGCAGCCCTTCTTTGTACAACTATTGTTTGGTGTGTCTACATAATTCTGTGGACATGGTATTTGTAGAGTTTTTACTAGCTGTATCTATTGAGTACAGGTGTGTTAAGTGGGCTTGGGTTGGAGATGTCTACAACAGGAAAGTCTACTGTATTGAATGGAAAAAGGTAGATAAAAAATGATTCCTTTAGACCCGATTGCTGCGCTTGATGGCTTGCAAAAAGCTATCGGCATGGTCAAGAAAGCCAGTAAGGTTGCAAATGACCTAGGTGGGCTTGCGCCTATGCTTGGTCAGATGTTCAACGCCAAGAGTGCCGCTACCAAGGCAATGCTTCAAGCCAAGCGTGACAAGACTGGTAGCAACATGGGTACGGCACTTCAGATTGAGATGGCTTTAGAGCAAGCAAGAGCATTTGAAGAAGAACTCAAGATGTTGTTCATGCAGACTGGCAAGATTGACGTTTGGAACAAGATTAAGGCTCGTCAGGCTGAGATGGATTTGGCAGACGCTAAAGAGATTAGCGCACTAAAAGCCGAGGAAAAAAAACTCAAGCAAGCAGAGCAAGAGCAGTTGGAGATGGCTATGTTGATTGGAGGAATAGCGTTCGTTCTACTTCTCGTTGGTATCGGCATAAACGAAATGATGGATTTCTGCCAAACAACTAAACGCTGTGGTCGATGAATGAATATCAGAAACAATTTGACCTGTTTCTCAAAATATTCGTGCGAATGTGTGTTGCATGGTGGGTGCTTGGCTTTCTCCGCTTTCTACCTGACGATTTGTCAAACAAGATTGTTAACAAGTTTTTAGCTTACATAGGACTAGGATGAAAATCACTACTTATCAAGCCAATGCAAGGATGCTGTGGGAGGCTCATAGGGTGATACACAAGCAGAACATGGAGCGACTTGCAGAACTAAACCGACAAGCTGAGTTGCAAAAGAAAGCCTACGAAATAAAGACCAATTGGGTCAAACCTAATTCTGTGGACACAATGGCATGAGATATATCATCCTGTTATCAGCACTACTTCTAGCTGGTTGCCTAGAGGACAGGTACAGATATAAGTGTCAGAATCCTGATTTCTTCCATGCTGAAGAATGTCAAAAACCTAAATGTTTGTTTACCCAAATGTGTCCAGAATACTTGGTTGCGCCAATTCTTGAGAAAAAAGTAGGCGATGTACAACCAACACCACAGGAAGCACCAAAATGAAAATTTCTGAAGTTAAAACAACAGAAGAAACAATCGAACTTTTAAAGGTTTATGGTTGGTTGTTTGCTGTTGTGATTGTCATGTTGGTGTTTGGTTTGACAGTTTTTGCAATGCTTTATTCTGTGATTTTTGTGACACAGCCAATCAAGAGCATGGCCCCGATTGACCAAGCCTTCACTAAACTCTTGAATGACGTTGTGCTTTTGTTGGTTGGAAGTATCAGTACATTGATTGGTATGTTTGCCATCAACAAAGGGGCTAAATCGTTCGCAGAGAGGCTCAATCCAACTCCTCCGATGCAACCCATGTGTCAAGGAAATAATCAGTCCTATAACTCATATGGCTCATCTTATGCGCCTCCGCAATCTGCGTATGGTTTGCCAAGCCAGCCTTTCGGTGCAATGCCTGTTTGGAAGAATCCAGAACTAGATGAATCATGGACTCCTCCTCCTCCTCCGACTACTCCTCCAGAGCATCTTGAGGATGACCAAGAGCGTGAGGAAATTGCACAAGCAAGAAAAGAGGCTGAATGATGCTACCTATCCCACTACCTTGGTTAATCGTAGGTGTTCTCATTTCCTTGTTTGGAACTTACAGAGTAGGGCATCACTATGGTTGGCTAGAGCGTGATAACGACATGAAAATAGCCATTGCTAAAAAGAATGAGGAAGCTAGGGAGTTAGAAAAGAACATGACTTCCAAGCTGTCAGACCAAGAGACTAAACTGAGAAAGGCACAAGATGAAATTGCTAAAAAGAAGTCTGCTATGCACGAGCTTGCTAGGACTGGTAGGTTGCGCCTCCCAGCCCC